GTGCGTGTCGGACGTGTACCCAATCGTGATGCCAGTAGGTCCACCAGCAGTGATGCCAGCCTTGCGTACGAAGATGTAGAAGTTGTTCGCATCGATGAACTGGATGCCATGAACTCCAAGGACATCCGAAGCGACCAGTCCACCGACCGATCCGACCCACGAGGTGATGTTGATATGATTGCCATTGACCAACCCATGTGCAGTCTTGTTGATCTTGACAAGTGTGCCACCGGCAGTCGTGGTCACGGGGTACGAGGCGGCAGCAACCACTGTCTCCGTACCTTGGCGCATGTCTGCGAACAGTTGCGTACCGGGACGGATCGAGAACGAACCATCTGTCTGTCGTACAACGTTGTCACTGACGGGCTGGAACTTCGAACCCAACGACTTGTCACTGTCGGAAACGTCCCAACCACCACCGTAGTCTCGTACTGTCGTCTCTTCGAGTTTGTATGTCACGACGGAGCCCACCAATCAGTCATCGGGTTCGGTACATTGACAGGACGTGCGTTGTACTGTGGTTTCACCTCATCCATGCGGTACATCTGCACTAGCGCTTCGAACTGTGACTTGAGTGAGCCAGTCAGTTCCACGTTCGTGCCACTCTTGAGTGACAGTTGGTACGCAGTTCCGAGTACCAGCACGTCTTTGTAGAACGGCACCGGATCATCGAGTTCGTAGTCAACATCTGAGAACAGGCGCGAGTACAACGTGCACTCGTACGTGCTCTTGGGATAGATGCAGAACACATTGGGCGGGCTGGCAGGGAACACAGTCGGTTGGCGCACTGCATTCGGGTTCGTGAGCGCTGCACCGTACGGGAGCGGTCTGTCATTCGAACCCTGGAACACAGCGAGTATGTCACTGTACCGCATCATCACAGCGGACAGGTCCTCGACTGGCAGACCAGTGTTGGGATCAGTGGTGAATGGTGTCAGGTGTAGGAAGTCGCGCCACACGTACCGCTGCATGAGCGATCGATACAGCAGGTTCGCGTCCTGCACGATGCCAGCTTGCAGATGGATTTGAACGTCACGACCTGGAGCGTACCGGAGTTCGACCAATACTCCGTTGACCACATCCTCCATTGTGAAGGGTGTCGGTGCAGGCATCGCGGCCCTCCCTTGTTATGAGGAGGTGGGGGCAGGACAGGGATACCGCCCCCACCGAGCACGGCTAGTTGTAGAAGTGCGCTGTACCGTGCAACTGGTTCTGGACCGTGAGTGCGATCAGGTCGTACTTCTTGGCACCATCGGGGACGGTGTTCGGAAGATATGTGCCGCGTGGGTCACCAGATGTTGCAGTCTGTGTTGCAACTGCAACGGCAACTGTGCCAGCGGTTGCGACTGCATCATCTTGGAACTCATCCGTCACTTTCGTGATGGCGTACGGCAGACCGAGTACATTGCCGTAACCAACGTTCACTGTGGTGCCTGCCACCAGACCGGACGACAGACTGTCCACCCATTTGAACGCCTTCTTGCCAACCACCGGAGTAGTACCGTTGCCAGTGAACTGCTCTGACATCGGCTGGCCGAGGTAGTCACGACCACGCATGGTGATGGTTGGAGTTCCCGCACCCGACAACACGACAGTGAGGTTGCGTCCGTACGGACCCATGAGTGAGGGTTTCCATGTGGACACAATCGTACCGCCCTTGACCACGGCAGTTGCGATGGACACTGCGGACATGACGCCAGCAGCAGCCGCAGCAACCGGAATGCCAAGCTCGATACGGGCCTGACCGTTCGGGTTGACCTCGGATGCGAAGTTCAGGTTGTTGACACGTACGTTCGCACGACGTGGATTGTATGAGGGATGACTGTTTGCCATGTGCTACTCCTCTTCGACGACTTCAACGGACTGTGTGTCGTCCTCGTTGTCCTCGTCTTCGATCTCGACTGCGTTGGGGATTGCACCCTTGATCTCTCCCTCTTTGTCAAGCAGAGGGATGAACTTCAGGTGAGCACCGACGCGACGGAGATGTGCCTCGTCGCGGCAGCGAATGCTGTGTCCCTTGTAGAACTGCACAAGGTATCCAGCCGGTTCCTGTACGACCTTGGAGAGTATCTTGTTCTTCTCCTTGTCGAAGATGTGCACACGGTGCGGGACCGTGCCTGAGAGTTTCTTCACGGTGAAGGCAGGACGCACTTGATCTGGTTGCGGGATTGCCGCGTACATGGTCTGTTGCTGTCTGCGTGCCATGATCAACTCCTACATCAACACAACTGCGTGGGTACGGAACATGCGCCACTGGCACCAGTTCCCCTGCCACTGCACGCGGTTGCCCGACGCATCCATTGTCCACGGTGCCACAAGGTCCTTGACCTTCATGTTGACACCACGGAGGATGTGCATGCGGAGGAACTTGGAGTTGATGAAGTACGCCTTGTTGACAGGGCACACCTCGTCATACACCATTGGGATGCCATCGTGCGCGACACCACCGAACCCCAGGTCCACCATGCCCTTGCCGGACTTCAGCTCGTTGAGGTTGATCACGAGTTTGTCACGGACTGCTGCACGGTACGTCCTGATCCAGTTGCGTCCCGCGATGATGACATCGGGCTTGTCCGAGTTCATCGTGAGATCGAGTAGCACGTCATCGATGGCTTCCTCGATGTTGGTACTGTCGAGTGTGCCAGCGAAGTCGTACGTGGATGTGCGGATTTGAGGCTCCGCTGCACGATCCAATCCACCAATCAGTCCGGTGGTGGGATCGTCAGGGATCAACATCTCCAGTCCATTCGGATCAAGTCCAGCACCAGCACCGTACAGGTACTCGCTGAACTTCTCCTTGATGCTCTCTTCCAGCACCTCCATCTTGGCCTTGACGAGTTTGAAGATTTGGCTCTCGCCCTTGTTCTCGTCCTCTTCCTGATCGGAGATGATGACACTGCCCACGACACGGGACCAACCGTACCGTAGTGTGTTGAACTCATCGGTCTGCGCCACGGGGAGCTGATTGTAGTACTCCGTGGATGTTACGTTCGGATTGCGTCCGAGCGTGATCGGGTTGGTGATGTCCTTGCCGCCATCTTCGAACTCGACACGACGCGTGTTCATTGCCCACGCCATCAGTGCGTTCGACATCATGGCAGCCATCACCAGCTTCTTCCGGCTCTTGGTGAGCACGGAGTGTACGATGGTGTTAATCACGGATGATGGCATGTGCGCCTCTCTATGCGGAATTACGCATCACACTATCGAGGATGTCACTCCACGATGAGTTTGCATCCGCCAATTGCGGTTCACTGGTGAGATGGTCACGTCTGCCGCCACCGCTGCCATTGACCATAGGCGCACGGTAGGTTGGTTCACGCTGCGGCTGCTGAGGTGCACGCTGACGTGCCTCCATCTGCGGGCCGAGTGGTTGAGTGAAATCGAGCCCATTTTCCAACGCGAAATAGCGCAGCTCGTGGTACGCCTCTGTCGCGGTTGCACCGTTCTGTCGCATCAGAGTGGCAATAGCACCAGTGTGGGCTGCTGCCATCGGATACCGCGCCATGAACGCATTGTAGTTACGCTCTGCGTTCTGACGGTTCTCAGTCTCAACGCGAATTTGCTGGTCCCGCTCGCGTTGTGGGCCGGTTACCTCGTTCACCAGATTGCGCAATGCGGACATCTCAATGGAGTTGCCAGCATCGTTACCGAGGATGTCTGTTGCGTTGAACCCACGTGACATCGTGCGTGCAACCATGTCGCGACACACGGTGAGTGGGTCCTTGTTCCATGCAGCGATGATCTGTACGCCCCTGTTGTAGTCCTCACGCGAGATGCCCATCTGCTGCGGTAGGTCAGCAAGCGCCTTCGCGGACATGATGAGCTGGTGGTTGTCCGTGATCTGTTTGTTCAGCGCTTCGACTTGCCTCTGCATGACAGGTACTTGCGCAACCTGCTTAGACATATTGAACCAGTGACGTGCGGCCTCACCGCTTGCCGCCATGATGCGACCGTCACGTGTGACAATGTTGCCTTTTGCGTCAGCGAAGAGAGTGCCAACACGATTATATCCGCGGGGGTTGTCTGGGTCGTATTGCGGTGATGGTCGTTGCTGCTCATATTGTGGTACTCCCGGTAGTTCCGGTTCTACCGCATCCCCCTCGCGAGCAGTACCAGGATGATCAGCAGAAACAGCGCCAACATCACTATCAGTACCGTCTCCATCGCTGTCATCGGACGGACCCTCGTACAAGTCGCGGTCTTCATCGAAGATGTCATCGATGCCGGACGGTTCGGCTGCTGGTGTAGGTGTTTTCGGCTCTACGGGAGGCATGTGAGTTCCTTACTGCGGACGCCCGCCTTGAGGTTGGGGTTGTGACTGCGCTTGTTGAGCCTGTTGCAGTTGCGCGAGTGTTTGTGATAGTGGTACACCCTTCGCGATAGCTTCACCGAACTTCGCACGCAACGGAGGTGGCATCTGCTGCAACAACTGATCGATCTGTTGCACTGGATTTGCACCACCTTGTTGCTGTGGTTGCTGTGGTTGTCCTCCTTGACCAGATGGGGGAGCTTGCGGTGATGCACCTGGCCCTCCACCGGACTGCATCGCACCACCTTGTAGCTGCTGCTCAATCGCTCCCACGATGAGTGCCCAATCCTGCGGATCGATGTCGAGTTCGTCACTGTACGCGCGCGAGAACAGTTTGAGTACAACGTAGAACGCGAGTGGGTTGTTCGCACCGAACTGTCCGAGTACCTGTCCGATCTCACGTGCCTGTGCCTTGCGTGTCTTGGATGTTGGTTTCAGTGACGATCCACCGGTTACAGTGAGCGAGTAGCTGTCTTGCGCGTCACGTGCAGACAGGTTCGGAGGCCAGTTCTGTGCCTCTTGCACACCGATGAGTTTGGCAACCTCCTCCTGCGTCATAAACTGTAGACACGTACAGAGAATGGCGTACCCGACACGACCGATCAGTTCTTCAATCGCGTCGATCTTCTCATCGAGCCTCTGTTGCGTGGAACTCTCGTAGGTGTCGATGGCGCGGTTGGTTGTGTTTGTCTTGAACTCGACATTGCGGAGTACAGCGGACACGCCGGACACGCGGTCAATGGCCTCCAGAAGATTGCGTTTGTCAAAGAGCTGCTGGTATTCAACTGAAGGCACTGGTGGAGTGGACAGAACGTCACCGATCTTCATCCCTTCTGGTATGTCGATCGTGCAAATCTCGTCACCGGGAGTGGGCTTGATCAAACTCTGGATCGATGCCTCGTCACTGACAGCGCGCTTGTTGACCACGATCTGGTTGGACACCCGCCACCGCATACGTGAAATCTGACTGTTGATCAGGTTCAACTCGTCCTGTTGGTCGAGATAGTAGCTCACTTCTCCTCGTGCGTAGATGTCTTCAGGATCGGTGTGGAACGCGAGGGGGAACTGCATGTAGAAGTCGTCAAGTCCGTAGGGATCGTCCCAGACCCAGACCGGGTACTTCCAATCATTCTCAGCGTACATAAGAATACGGCGTGTCGTCTTGTCCCATACGTTCCATACAAACGTCCGTTGCGCCCTACGGTAAGAGCGTGTGTCCTCATAACCATAGCGCGCGTACTCCGATGCATCGTTGTCATCGTACGAAAACAGCGAGTAATTCTGGATGTCGAGGTCGTGACCCGCGATGTCAGTGTCACCCGCAGCTTTCTTCACGATATGGGTTGGCTTGTAGAGGGAAGACCACTCACCAGTCTCAGGGTCCTTGGTGCGGTAGACAGCATTGATGAATGACGTGTCAAGTACGTCATGCACCATGATCCATTTGGCATCCGATAGATCAGGCAACGTCGCGTCTGGATCAACAATGACATCCTTGGGATGAAGTGCGCGAACCCACGGACCCGCAGGTTGGAGAAGATCAATGGTCTCATCCATCGCTTGCAATTGACCTTCGAGTTCGATGACGTCCTTCTGTGTCTTGGCGCTCGCAAGTTTTCGTGCAATCTCATCGATTTGTTGTAATGCAGCATCACTCGACATCTCTTTCTTCGTGTATCCCACCTCCAGGTACGACTGGTTCATCAGGGTGGTGCGCACAACCGATACACGTGCTTTCGGTTTCAGATTAACGCCGGGAGGAGTGCGTTTCTGAAGGATTGTGCGCACCAGCTTCTGACATGTGACCGCAAACTTGCGTTCCTCGTCACCCTTGTTGCTGTACACAGATACATCAGGGTTCTTCGCGTAGATTGCAGGCACAAGTGACGACACATTCGAGAAAACGACGTTCTCGGTGCGTGCAAACGGACCACCAATCAAGTTCACCTCTGGTCCGAGGCCAGGTGCATCGGGATTGTCGCGATTTCGCTTGTTCGTCTGGTCATTCTTGTAATATGCGACGCATTCGTCCCAAGCTTCATGCACACCCTTGCTCTTGAGCTTGGAAACAGCCTGATCGAAGCGTGATTTCCACAATGTACCAGTGGACTTCGAGACAGGGATGCGACTTTCGGGATACTTCTTGTAAATCGGGCGTTCTTCGGACACATCTGCACTGTCATCGGGTGCAGGTGCACCGGGTTCGCGCAAACTCTCGTCAACACTGAGTTCGAGGTCGGATTTCTTCTTAGCCATAGCGCGGTCTACGCGTGTCCTCTGCGTGATCGACAGTGTGCCACTTCATCCATGCAGGAACCTCGTCAAGTTCCTTCGTGATGTCACCAATTTCGGGTGCATCACTCAACATGTACTTGATCGTGTCGCATGCATGGTCATTTTCGTCCTTCGGCTCGTCCTGTGGAGTGTCATGGCTGTCACGCTTCCACATGTACGCAGCCATTTCCTCAGCAACGAACTGCAATTCGTCAGAAACGAACAACATCGGTGAGTTCGTGTCAGTGGTGTACGGATTGCGGAGCTGCGCCTGCACACCGAGGTACGATTGCACCTTCAAGATGCCGTTGAGGATGTCGTTGTTTCCTCTGCGCACTCTGATCTTGCCGTAATCCCACAGCAAATCGGGTGTGGACTTGCCAACTGTGCCCGCGGTTGCACGGAACCTACGGAAGATGGACGGGTCCGCGTAGATGTGATCATCTGGAACACCGAAATGCGCACGGATTTCGTTGATCTTGGCAGCTTGATCTTTGACATCGAACTCTTTGCGATAGAAACCAGCCACAATGTGCAACTTATACTCAGGATCAACAAACGCCAGCAGATAACATGACGGTGCAGCGATACCAAAGTCGTAACCCTCCACCCAATTGGGACGGTATCTGCGGTACTGCACGAGATCATCCAGGTAGTTGAGCATGTCACCGTGTTTGATCACGTGTGTCAGGTCGTTCCACTGTGGATATACCAGACCTTCGTAACTTGCCCATTGTCCGAGCAGGTAACGATCTCGCATCTGCCCCTTGTACGTACTCTCCAGCGTTCGGATGTACTTCTCTGACAGATTGCGGTAGTTGGCGTGAGTGGGAGCTTCGTACAGCTCGACCATGAGGACGGGTTTTCCGTCACGCAGGATGGGACGTTGGTGTTGGTCCCGTTCACAGAGGAGTTCATCGGTGATGATCCCCCGCTCTTGGTACATCTTCAGTGGACGCACGATGCGTTTGTACACCCAACCAGCAGTGGGATTGCACGACAGCATCATGAACTGCGGTCCAGCCTTGGGCATTGTAGGATCGTAGCCACGGTAGATCGCGTTGCCACGCAGACGACCGAGCAGATCATAGAAGTCTTTCTCTGTGATCTCAGGGTCCTCTACCTGATCGACCACGATCCAGTCGTA